GACTACAGGTGATACAGGTATTACAGGTGGTGCTAATATGACAGTCGCATCAAGTGATAATATATTAGGTACAGAACTAACTTCCTTTGAATTAAACTCATCTGTTGGAACTGATTTTACTGTGGTGATTTCATGAGTATATCGCACGCAAGTTTTTTAACTCAAGTACGAAACTATACTGAAGTAGATTCTAATGTTTTATCCGACTCTTTAATAGACGAATTTATTAGAAACACAGAATTAGATATAGCTAATAAAGTTGATTATGATGATATAAGAGAATATGTTACAGCTGTTACTGGTACTTTGCGTTTTTTAAATGTACCAGACGATTGCATAAGTATACGTTCTGTTCAAATTATAAGTAGCAGCACA